TTTAACTGAGGGATTAGATCGTTTTTGGCCATTTGGTCAATCTATCTTAGAAAACATTTTCAAAGTCTATAAGCAAAAAGAATTGCTAGAAGATGCGGTTCTTATCTATCGTGTTCAGCGAGCTCCAGAGCGTAGAATGTTCAAGATTGATGTTGGTAATATGCCCTCACATATGGCTATGGCTTTTGTTGAGCGTATTAAAAATGAGATCCATCAGCGCAGAATCCCAAGTGTATACGGTGGACAAAGTATAGTTGATGCTACATATAATCCACTATCAATGAATGAAGATTATTTCTTCCCAGTAACCGCAGATGGAAGAGGCAGTTCAGTTGAAGTATTACCTGGTGGACAGAATCTTGGTGAAATTGATGATTTGAAATATTTCAACAATAGACTAGCTCGTGGATTGCGTGTACCAAGTTCATATTTACCAACTGGTCCTGACGATAGTGATCGGGTATTAACAGATGGTAAAGTGGGTACAGCGTTGATACAAGAATATCGTTTCAATCAATATTGTGAGAGATTGCAGAACTACATAGCACTTAAGTTAGATGAAGAGTTTAAGTTATTTTTAAGATGGCGTGGATTGAATATTGATAGCGGATTGTTTTCGTTAGTGTTTAATCCACCACAAAATTTTGCTTCTTATCGCCAATCTGAATTGGATACCGCTAGAGCAACGGTATTTGCTCAGATGGAAGCATTTCCTTATATGTCTAAGCGTTTTGCTTTAGAAAGATTCTTAGGATTAACTGAAGAAGAAATCACTAGAAATGAGAAGATGTGGCGTGAAGAAAATAATAAAGAAGAAGATCAAGAACCAGAAGGCAGTGATTTGCGTAATGTAGGTGTATCTATTGGTGGTATAGAAGCTGATGAAGATACTATATCATCTATGGAAGCACCGCCTGCAGGTGAAGCACCATCAGAATTAGGTGTAGCTGGTCCTGTTCAAGGTCCGGGTGCTGGTGCACCACCCGCTGGGGGCGGAGGCTTGACAGCATAAGATAAATAGAATTATGTATATTACTGAAATGTTTGACCCTCCCGTCGAAGGTTTTCAAGATGTTGAAGCTGACAACAGCAAACCAGTATGGCGTACCTCTAGAAAAACAAAGTTAACATTGAGACAGATAAGAAAATTAAGAAAGATGTTAGATGTTAGGAATTATGAAAAGAAGGTACATTTAAAAAATGTACATAATCAATATGGGCCCAAAGCGGCACCAGCCGGAGCTCCTACTCCGTAATTTTTCAACTAAAACTGTATAGTTTAGTTGGAAACACAAAAAATACATGCTTATTACGCTGTTTTTAAAGATACGGTGTAAATATAATATAAGCCATTTCTATTAGGAGAAAACATAATGGACCAACGCAAATTTGAAAAACTCATTGATCTTATTATCAATGAGAACGAAGAACAAGCTCGCTCACTTTTTCATGACATTGTTGTAGAAAAGTCCCGCGAGATTTATGAAAACATGATGATGTCCGATATGGATGAAGGTGATGCTTCCGGCCAATCTATGGACCTTCTTGACGAAATCAATGCTGAAGAAATGAACGAAGATGACATGGATGAAGCTATGGATGACGATATTGAAGATTTCTCTGATGAAGAAGTCATTGATATTGACAGTGATGATACCGGTGAAGATGAGATGGACAATCTTGAAGATACCGTTATCAGAATAGAAGATAAACTAGACCAACTCATGGCTGAATTCGAAGACCTCATGGACCAAGAAGAAGGTGAAGAAGAGGAAGAAGAAGGTGAAGATGAAGAGATGATGGGTGACGAAGAAGAGGAAGAAGGCGAGGAAGAGGAAGAAGAAGGCGAAGAGATGATGGAAGCCATTCAACTCAAGCAAGTCAAAGGTCTCTATGGATCAAGAATCGGTGGTGACGATGGTTCACAAACCCGTAGCACATATGCTGCTAACTCCGGTCAACGCGGAATGGCTAGCAGACCAGTAAAATTCTCTGGTGATAGCGAAACAGTTCCAACTGGTCCTAAAGCTCCATCAAATTATGGTTCAAAAGGCGAGTCACAAGTTAAAGGTGCAGGACAGTTCAAAAACTCCCCAGCACAAGATAACTTCAGTGAGAAAGGTGTTCCAGCACCCAAGGCTGTCAATACACAATCACAAGGTGTAAATGACAAGAGCCCAGTTGCTGAGTCACGCAGAACAACAAAAAGAAGAATCTAAGGAAACCTGAGAAATGGCTTATCTCAGAGAGCATTTGACATTCGACCGCGCAGGTATGGTGGTCGAATCAATCAAAGAAGAAGGTAGTGATTTTAAAACTCTTTATATGAAGGGAGTTTTTATCCAGGGTGGGGTAAAGAACGCAAATGAGCGCGTTTACCCCATTTCTGAAATAGAATCTGCTGTTGATACTCTCAATAACCAAATCAGAGAAGGTTATTCAGTTCTAGGTGAGGTAGATCACCCAGATGACCTTAAAATCAATTTAGACCGTGTATCACATATGATCACTTCGATGTGGATGGACGGTGCTAATGGCTTTGGCAAATTAAAGATTTTACCAACTCCAATGGGACAACTCGTGAGAACGATGTTGGAGTCGGGCGTTAAACTAGGCGTATCCAGTCGTGGATCAGGTAATGTGAACGACATGGATGGCAAAGTGAGTGACTTTGAAATAGTCACAGTGGATATTGTCGCACAACCAAGCGCACCAAATGCGTATCCAAAAGCAATCTACGAAGGTATCATGAACATGAAATATGGACATAAGGCTTTGGAACTTGCTAAAGATATAAAGGGCGACAAAAAAGTAGAGAGATACCTTAAAGAAGAAGTATTGCGTCTGATTAAGGATCTCAAAATTAATAAAGGGGAATAAGCATGTTTGATGCTATCAAACCACTAATGGCAAGCGGGCTTATTAACGAAGATATCGGGCAACAATTAAATGAAGCTTGGGAATCTAAGTTAAACGAGGCTCGTGAACAAGTTCGTGCCGAATTAAGAGAAGAATTCGCACATCGTTATGAACATGACAGAAGCGTAATGGTTGAAGCCCTTGATCGTATGGTTACAGAAAGTCTTGAAGGTGAGATCACAGAATTTTATCAGGAAAGACAAGCACTAAACGAAGACCGAGTAAAAGCTAAAATGAAAATGCAGGAAAGTGCTGTAAAATTTAATAACTTCATGGTTACTAAACTAGCCGAAGAAATCAAAGAACTACGCACCGATCGTAAAATTCAAACAGAAAATCAACATAAACTTGAACAATTCATCGTTCACGCTCTTGCAAGAGAAATCAAAGAATTCTCACAAGACAAAAAAGCAGTTGTTGAGGCTAAGGTCAGATTAGTAGCTGAAGGGCGTAAACAATTAGAATCACTCAAGAAGAAATTCGTCAAAGAAAGTTCTAAGCGTGTAAGTCATGCAGTAGCCGTTCAATTAACGGGTGAAATGCACCAACTAAAAGAAGATATCAAAGTTGCTAGAGAAAACAACTTTGGTCGTCGTTTATTTGAAGCATTCGCTGGTGAGTTCTCAGTAACTCATCTAAACGAAAAGGCAGAAACTAGAAAATTAATGAGTCAACTAGCTCAGAAAGATCGTCAGCTAGCTGAATCCATTAAAGTAGCCAATGAGTCCATCGAATTGGCTGAACAAAGAGAACGTGAAGCTAGAATTATCAAAGAATCTAATCAACGCGAAAAGGCAATGAGCGAACTACTCTCGCCTCTAAACAACGAAAAGGCTCAGGTAATGAAAAGCTTACTAGAAAGCGTCCAAACACCAAAGCTAAAGGCCGCTTTCGATAAATACTTACCAGCAGTTCTTAATACAGGTAGCGAAAAAATAGCACCAAAAACTATCATCCGCGAAAATATTAGCGAAGTAACTGGTAACAAAACTGCTAAAAAACAAGTTGAAGTAGAAGATCAGGATAATCTGATCGACTTTAAACGCCTAGCAGGGCTTTAATCTAGACATAAATTAGGAGAAATAAAATGTCAAAAGTACTCTTAGAAAGCCGTTGGGGAGAGACCAAAGAAGCTCTGTTGGAAGGCTTAAAAGGAACTCGTCGCTCAACAATGGGTGTTATCTTAGAAAACACCAAAAAGCAACTACTAGCTGAAAGCACAGCTGGTACAACTACTGCTGGTAATATCGCTACATTAAACCGTGTGATTCTTCCAGTCATCCGTCGTGTCATGCCAACAGTTATCGCTAACGAATTGGTAGGCGTTCAGCCAATGACAGGACCAGTTGGTCAAATCCATACTTTGCGTGTTCGCTACGCAAATAACTTGACTGACAACTCTGCTGCCGCAACAAGCGTCACAGCAGGTCAGGAAGCTCTTAGCCCATTCTTGATCGCTCAGGCTTACTCTCGCACACCTTATGGCACAACTACTACTACCGCTTATAACGGTAATGATACTGCTGCCCTAGAAGGTAACGGCGGTAAACAAATCTCTGTGCAAATCTTAAGACAGGCTGTTGAAGCTAAGTCACGCAAGCTACAAGCTCGCTGGACATTCGAAGCCGCTCAAGACGCTCAGTCACAGCATGGTATCGACGTTGAAGCAGAAATCATGGCTGCTCTAGCTCAGGAAATCACTGCTGAAATCGACCAGGAAATCCTCCTATCACTCGCAACTCTAGCTAGCACTGAATTTACATACAATCAGGCTACAGTTTCGGGTACTGCAACTTATGTTGGCGACGAACACGCTGCTCTAGCTGTTCTCATCAATCGCGTTGCTAACTTGATCGCTCAACGCACTCGTCGTGGCGCTGGTAACTGGGCAGTGGTATCATCCGCTTCTCTAACAGTTCTACAAAGCGCAACAACTTCTGCTTTCGCAAGAACAACAGAAGGTACTTTCGAGGCCCCAACAAATACAAAATTCGTTGGTACTCTAAACGGCGCTATGCGTGTGTTCGTTAACAGCTACGCACCTGATACTCAGCCTGTATTGGTTGGTTACAAAGGTTCTAGCGAAACTGACGC